CGACAAACGAGTGATTCATTATTAAATCTGATTTTGTTTATTAGAATCTTCTTCACGGAAATTACTAGTACGACAGACTCAGCTACTACATTGTGTGTAAGTTTTTGTTATAATTTTATTTTAATAGTCTGATCTATTGTTTACTATCTTAGCACCGCATTACACTACGATGGATCATCGGTTTCGTGGAACCCCAAGAGGACTAGTTATCTTCGAGGAAGCTTCCACCCGACGATTACGCGAGGAGAAAGCAATTTTGATAGATGTCGCTGCATCACAAGCTATTGACGCTATCGTACCGCCTTCCCTTCGCAACGAGCTTGACGGATGGGCAAGGAGCTATTACACGCTCCAAACACACATCGACGCGATTCTAAATTACGATCGCCCGAAGTTAGCCCCTCCAACCGATGCTGCTTGGAATACCACCATGCAACACATTCGGACTGAATTCGCTAGGATGCCTCGTGTACAACCAATTTTGTACCGAGAACTAGACCGCGTAAAGTGGGTTAGATCCTCAGCTGCTGGATATGGTTACGACGGACGCAAAGGCGACGACGATAATTATCTACGTGCCCGACGCACTGCTTTCACAATTGCAGAACGTTTAAACCACGATCCTCTCTACGGTCCACAAGCCCTGTTTGACTCGACACCAGATATTGCGTTCACCAGACCTCAACTCTGCCAGGTCAAGGTTAAACGAAAAGTCAGGAATGTCTGGGGAGAAGCGTTTCATTACGTACTCTTAGAAGGTCTGTTCGCAGATCCTTTAATTCAGCACTTTATCAAGATCAAATCTTTCTATTTTATAGGATTCGATCCATTGCTAGCTGTTCCGACCCTGATCGAGGAAATACTTTCTGAGCACGACTATGTCTACATGTTTGACTGGTCCGGCTTTGATGCCTCAGTACAAGAATGGGAAATTCGTTTCGCGTTTTCGTTACTTGAGTCAATCCTTGTATTTCCAACCAACGTCGAATTCCAAATTTGGCGTTTTATT